GAGATAAGATAATGTTGCCAAGTGGCTCAAACAGGTGGCCGAAGGCATGCCAGAGTACGATATAAAGCCAGACCCGGCGAAAGCGCTGGACAATCTCGCAAAGCTGGCTGAGTTTGCCGCGCCTAAGTTGGCACGAACTGAGCATGTGGGGGATAAAAACAATCCGGTGCAGACGATAGTTAAATGGGCGCAGGATTAGCCCGCGAAATAATCATCCCCTATTCACCCAGGGATGCTTTCAAGAAATTCCACCGGCGCACTGAGCGATGGGCGTGTTTAGTAGCGCATCGCCGAGCCGGAAAAACGGTGGCATGTATCAACGACCTGATACGCCGGGCATTTTCTGATGGGAAAACAGAGGGGAGATATGCCTACATTGCCCCGTTTTACCGACAAGCAAAAAGCATAGCTTGGGATTATCTTCTTAAGTTTTCTGAGCCGGTCAGGGTAAACGCTAACGCTTCCGAGCTGTGGGTGGAACTGCTGAACGGAGCAAGGATTAGGCTGTTCGGCGCGGATAACCCGGATTCATTGCGCGGCCTGTACCTGGACGGGGTAATACTGGATGAATATGCAGATATGCGCCCAAGAGTTTGGGGTGAGATTATTCGACCCTTATTGGCTGACCGGGAAGGGTGGGCGGTATTCATCGGAACCCCAAAAGGTCACAATGGATTCTACGAAATATGGCGCACCGCACAAGCCTCTGATTCCTGGTATGCGGCCAGCGTAAAGGCTAGTCTGTCCGGGATATTACCTGACAGTGAGCTATCCGACGCCAAGCGCGGAATGACTGAGGATCAATATGAGCAAGAGTTTGAATGCTCGTTCGAGGCGGCTATTCTTGGGGCATATTACGGGAAAGAACTTCGGCAGTGCGAACAAGCCGGGCGCGTTACGACTGTTGAATACGACCCGAATATCCCGGTTTATACAGCTTGGGACTTGGGCTACCATGACGATACGGCGATATGGTTTTACCAAGTCACGCATACAGAAATACACTGCATAGACTATTACGCAGCCTCCGGGCTTTCTATTGAAGATTATGCAAAAGCAGTAAACACAAGAGGCTACCGATACGAAAAACACTGGCTGCCCCATGACGCAAGGGCGAAAACGCTGGCAAGTGGCGGCAGGTCGATCATTGAGCAACTGATTCCGCTACTGGGTGGCGCTGGAAAGCTTGCAATTGTGCCTAGTCTAAGTGTGCAAGATGGCATTCAGGCGGTTCGATTCATGATGCCCCGTGTGTGGTTTGATCGGGAAAATTGCGGCGATGCGGTAGAAATACTTAAACAGTATCAGCGTGAATATGACGAAGACAAAAAGGTATTTCGAGAGAAGCCGAGGCATGATTCATCGAGCCACTGCGCCGACGCTTTTCGTATGCTTGCTTTGAGTTGGAAGGAAAACAAGCCGAAAGAACCTGAAAAAGAGCCGATTTTTCACATAAAAGCCGGAAATAATGGGATAATACCAGTACCGCTGGATGAGTTATGGCGCGAAACACCGCGACGAACAGAAAGGTACTAATGAGCGTTTTTATTGTATCCACAAACGAAACCGTAAGGCTTGGAACCGGCGCTTTATGCGTATCGACTGGGGCAATAGCCACATATTCAAACGGCACGCCGATGGTAGCAAACGGCGCGGTTAGGGTGGAGATAGTACCTTGAATGCACTTTCAATAAATCCGGTTGACGCTGCACGAAAGTGGAATGCAGAGCTAAAACTTGCCAAGCGCGAAGATGAAAAATTTATCGAGCGCGGCGATAAGATAGTAAAAAGATATCGAGACGACCGCACCGGCTGGGCTACCAGCGGGAAGCGCTTTAATATACTTTGGTCGAATATCCAGACCATGATTCCAGCGCTGTACGGCAAAACGCCACGGGCAGAGGTGGCCAGGCGCTGGAAAGACTCCGACCCGGTCGGACGTACCGCTTCAGTGATTCTTGAGCGCTGTTTACAGTACGAGATCGACCACTACGGCGATTTTGACAGCTCGATCAGGCTGGCAATAACTGACCGACTGCTGCCCGGCAGGGGCGTAACTTGGGTGCGCTTTGAGGAAAAAGAACAGGCAATGCCAACGGATGCCTCACCCGGAGTCGAAGGCGGCGAGGCGCAAGTAACGCCGATGGCTTACAAATATGAATGCACGCCCGTCGATTATGTGTTCTGGAAAGACTTTCGATACTCACCGGCGCGAAACTGGGACGAAGTGACGTGGGTTGCTCGCCGGGTGTACATGAGCCGAGCGGAGGGTATTAAGCGGTTTGGTGAAGACTTCAAGCAAGTACCTTTAGTCCATGAGCCTATTGGCCTCGATGAATTACAAAAAAATGGCGTTGAAAGTGAAGACCTGGACGACATGAAAAAAGCTGAAGTCTGGGAAATCTGGTGCAAAACGTCGAAAATGGTGTATTGGGTTGCTCAAGGCCATTCTAAGACGCTAGACATTAAAGACGACCCTTTAGGCTTGGATAACTTCTGGCCATGTCCTAAGCCTTTGTTTGCGACACAAACCACTGACACATTGGTGCCTGTTGCTGATTTTTCGCTATATCAAGACCAGGCACAAGAAATCGACATGCTGACCAACCGTATCGGCATGCTAGTCGAAGCTGTTAAGGTCGTTGGAGTGTATGACGCAAACCAGCCAAGCGTTCAAAGAATGTTGTCCGAAGGTGTCAACAATACATTGATACCGGTCGATACTTGGGCGGCTTTTGCGGAAAAAGGCGGGTTAAAAGGTGTTGTTGACTTCCTGCCGTTGGAGTCTGTATTGCAGGCATTAGCGCAATGCTACAACGCCAGAGAGCAGGCCAAACAGGTCGTATATGAAATTACCGGCCTGTCAGACATCATCCGAGGCGCTTCGATGGCCTCGGAAACTGCTACCGCGCAACAGATCAAGAGCCAGTACGCAAGTCTGAGATTGAGGCGACTACAAACCGAGGTAGCCTTGTTTTCCTCTGAGATTTTGCGAACAAAAGCGCAAATTATGTGCGACTTTTACTCGCCACAAACACTTTACGAAATGTCAGGTATTGGTGGCACTCAGGACGCGCAATACGCTAAACAGGCAATAATGCTGCTAAAGAGTGAGCCGTCCAGGGGTTTTAGAATTGAAGTCGCGGCAGATTCTTTGGTCGAAATGGACGAAGCCACCGAAAAACAAAGCCGTATTGAGTTTCTGGGCGCGGTCGGTCAGTTTATGGATAGAGCCTTACCCGTAACCCAACAAGTGCCAGAACTCGCGCCTTTGATGGGTGAAATGCTGATGTTTGGCGTTCGGGCATTCAAGGGCGGCAGAATGATGGAATCTGCTTTTGATGAAGCCTTGGCAAAACTTAACGCACCAAAACCGCCTGAACAACCGCAGCCCGACCCGGAGCAGATGAAAGCCGAGGCCATGATGCAGGTTGAGCAAGGGAAAATGCAGTTGGAGCAGTCCAAGATGCAGGCCACGGCACAGATTGAACAGCAAAAACTCAGCACTCAGTTGCAAATGGAGCAATTCCGGGCGCAGGCTGATATTGAAAAGACCCGAGAAGTCGAGGCCATGAAGCTGGCTAACGAATTGGAGCTAGAAAACATCCGGCAAAACGCTGAAAACCAGCGGTATCAGGCTAGATTGTTGATTGAGCAAGAAACCGCGCTTAAAATCGCGCAAATTAATGCTGACGCTAAAGAAGACGCCAGCGAAGTAAAGGGCGCTGACTAATGGCTTTATTTCCAATAGTTGATAACCGTGTTCAACTTAACACGGATGCCGTTGAAGCGATAGATGCTTTTCGCAATGGGGTTAGGCTGTTGGCAGATGATTCAGCATGCAGGGCGTCAGATTCTGGATTCGCGCAGTTTAGTAATGGACTGCCTATGACAAGCTTAGGGCAGGTGGTGTTTGTTGATGCCACGGCTGGCCTTCCATCTGGAACTCAGTATGTAAACGGCATTCCTGTTTCCCCATTGGGGGCCATTTGCATCAGCATTGATGTTGCTGTGACATACAGCAACGGATTGCCTTTCGCGGCGAACGGGGCTTTGGCGGCTGTTAGCGGCGCTCCGTGGACACCCGCTGCTCTTGGCTCTGCTCTTGCCTTGTGGCTGGATGCCGACGACGCCAGCACGATCACCCTGAACGGATCGACCGTCAGCCAGTGGAATGACAAGTCGGGCAACGGTCGCAATGCCTCTCAGGCAACGGCGGTGAACCAGCCGACGCGCACACTTAACGGTTTGGGCGGGCGCACAGTAATAACGTTCGACGGCACAAACGATTGGCTTGGTTTGGCTGCCAGCGTGTTTTCCAATCAGTTGTCGTGGTCTTACGCTGTTGTGGCACTAAAAAATAGTGCTACTGAGCCAGTGTGTTTGTTTACGGAAAGGGCGGCGTCAAACAATGCCTCAGTTGGTGTTCTTGCCGCCTCAAGCACTATCCTTAATCGCGCAGGTGGGACGGATGCTGCTACTTTGATTGAGCAGACGGAAGCCTCCGCTTTTCCGGTCAATGCTGCCCAAATTCTAGGTAGCGTTCAGGCTCCCACCTCGGGCTCTGCGTATCGAAATGGGAACCTAACTGCTAGCAACAGCGCGACAAAAGCATCACTTACCTTTCGTGCATTGGCAATTGGTGGCAACCAACTTAACGATACTTCTCCTGCGGCAGCGCAACAATGGTGGCCCGGCCCGGTAGCCGAAGTCGTCATCACCAACACCACGCTCTCCACCACCAACCGTCAACTTCTTGAGGGCTACCTTGCCTGGAAATGGAGTGGCCTGATATGATTTTGCGCAACCTTCCTTACACGCACCCCTATCGCTGGGATGGCCGCGTTTTCGGCGGGCCTCAGTTGTGGCGTCCGTCGAACTTGGGCTCGGCGCTGGCCCTGTGGCTCGACGCCGAGGATGCAGCCAGCATCACGCTCAACGGCAGCACGGTCTCACAGTGGAACGATAAGAGCGGCAATGCTCGCAACGTCTCACAGGCGACCGCCGCGAACCAGCCGACGCTGACAGCATCCGGTTTGAACGGAAAGCCTGTCGTGACGTTTGATGGCGCAGATTGGCTGTTCAATGCTAACCCCGGTGCGCTGATCCGAAATGTGGCTGGTGGAACTGTTGCGGTAGTGGCAAACTACACAAATGCGGTTTCTCAGCGCATTCCAGTTACGGTAATGAGTGGCGCAAACTGCTGTGCAAGGCTTTCAGCCGGACTACAAACCGCAGGAACGACAAACGTCCTTTCGCGCAGGTTAGATACGGAACCAGCAGCAACGACAGTATCCTCGCCGCCTGCGTATACAAATGGTACGAGCATCATTCAGGTGGGCGTTGCAAGATACTCTGTAGGAGCGCTTGACCAGTTTGTAAATGGCGTTGCAGGGGGAACAGGAACTTTCCCTTCATCGGGCAACAGTTCGGATACCGACAGTGCCACGCTTGTCCTTGGCGGCACTTCAACTGATGACGGGGTAACACTTTCCAACCAAATGCTCGGCTTTGTCGGTGAAGCCGTCTACACCAACACCGCACTTTCCACCGCAGACCGCGAACGCCTTGAAGGTTATTTCGCTTGGAAGTGGGGCCTTGAGGCCAGCCTTCCTGTCGGTCATCCGTTCCGCAACATTCCACCCACGGTGTAAACATGAAATACAGAGTCTTTCAGGAAAAGGACGCTGCCGAAAACGCAGCCCGAAAACTATACGGCGAGGCCATGCAAGCCCGCGCAGATGAGACGCAGGGCCTGCTGCATGACTGGAACAACGGCAGGGCGAAAACGGAAGTGAATAACTTGCCGCCCGAGCAGTTGGAGAACGGCGACCGTTTCCCTTTGTACGGCCGGAACGCGGCATCACAGGCTGTGGAAAAAGAACAGGGCCACACCAAGGCGTGGGCGATTCCCGTTGAGATCAACGATGGCCGATGGGTGTTTCCAAGTCCTGATGATGAGGGCGAGGAAGCGAACGCGGATTGGTGGCCGTCACAATCACCAGAATGAGCCATACCATGAACGTACTCATACTCACCGCATCCGCAGCCCTGATTGCCAAATAGTTGCAAATCTGATACAAAAGCAAATAGAAAACGCGATAGAAGAGGATGACTTGGAGGTTTTATTGTTATGAGCAAGGGCAGCAAACAAAGACCGACTAATCACGATGCCTTTTCAGGGAATTTCGACAAGATTTTCACTGGAAAGCCTATTCGGGGAAGTTTTATCCAAGACCCTGAGACCGGCGAACTGGTGCCGAAAGATCAATATTACGCACCGTCGAATGCTTCGCACTATGTCATGCCCGACATTCAACCTTACCAAAGTATGCAGACCGGCGAGATGATTACATCGAGAAGCCACCACCGGGCGCACCTGAAACAACACGGCCTGATTGAAATCGGCAACGAGATCAAAACAGCAATGACGAAACAACAGCCCCGTAACGACAGGGAATCGAGAAAACGTACTATTGCCGAAGTGATGGCATCGAGAGGTTATTAGCGCCCCCACTGGCTTATTGTGTCCGCAGAGATGCGCCACGCCGACCGGAAGGTGGATATTCCGGGCGGCACAGATAGGAAAACCCTACCATGAGTGATTTACGTACAGCATTAGAAGAAGCATTCGCAGAAAAAGCCGAGGAAAGCCCGGAAGTTAAGCCGGAGCCAACACCAGAGCCGGAACAGACCGAACAGCCCCGTGACGAAGCGGGAAAATTTGCAAAAGAAGTTGAGCCAACTGAGCAAACTGAACCTGCCCCACGCAAAGCCCCGTCCAGCTGGAAACCAGCGGCGCAAGAAGCTTTCCTAAAAGCTGATCGTGGCGAAGCCCTGACGCCGGAGGAAATCAAGCTGCTAACAGCAGAGGCAGAGCGGCGCGAATCTGACTTCCATAAAGGCGTATCCGAATTTAAGTCGCATAGCGAACGCGCAAAAGCCTATGACGCTGCCATTGCTCCGTACCAGGCTCACTTGCAGCGCTTGGGCGTAGATGCACCGACCGCCATTTCTGCCCTGATGCGTGCCGATACCATTCTAAGAACGTCAGACCCGGCGACAAAAGCGCAGTATTTTTCCCAGTTGGCGAGAGAATATGGCATTGACCTGAACAACGTGCAGGAACCGCCACAACTCGACCCGCAAACAAATTATTTAATGAGCGAGCTGCAACAGTTGCGTAATCAGCAACAAATGTGGCAAAATCAGATACAACAGCAAGAACAGGCTAGGGCTAATTCAGAATTAACCAAGTTTGCGACGGCTGATAAAGCGCACTTCGATGCTGTGCGCAGTGATATGGCCGATTTGCTGGAAACCGGCAAAGCCAAAACACTAGATGAAGCATACGACATGGCTGTTTGGATGCGTCAAGACATCAGGCAATCCCTGTTAGATCAGCAACGCGCAGAAGCCCAAAAGAAAGCATTAGAGCAAGCACAAGCGCAAAAAGCGAGAACCGCTGCGGTAAGTGTGAAAGGCTCTAGTCCTGTTTCTGGTGGGGTTCAGCCCGGTACTAAAGGTTCGCTGCGTGACATTATTGCAGCGCAATTTGATTCTAACTGAAAGGATAGCCGATCATGGCCACTTTTGCAGGTTTAAGCGATATTGTCGCAACCACCATTCAATCCCGTTCCGGCACTTTAGCCGACAACACCACAAACAACAACGCACTGTTATACAAACTCAAAGAGCGCGGTAACGTCAAGCCATTTTCCGGCGGTAACGTTATTCTTCAAGAGGTAATGTATAACGACCCGGCAACAGAAAATGCTGGCTCTTTCTCAGGGTATGACATTATCGACATTACCCCGAATAGCCCCATTTCATCTGCTCAGTTTGACATTAAGCAATATGCCGCTGCTGTCTCAATGAGCGGCCTGGAAATGCTGCAAAATGCTGGCAAAGAGCAGATCATCGACTTGCTAGAAGGTCGCGTTCAGGTTGCCGAATCTCAATTGATGAACGATATCAGCGCCGGTATTTACTCTGACGGAACTGGCAACGGCGGTAAAGACATCACTGGCTTGGCTTTAGCAGTAGCGGCCTCGCCCGGTTCTGGTATTTACGGCGGCATTAACCGTACCAACTTCTCGTTCTGGCGCAACGTAGCTTTTGATGCTACTACTGACGGCGGCGCTGCTGCTTCGGTTGCTAACATTCAATCGTACATGAACCGGGTTGCTGTTCAGTTGGTGCGCGGTGCAGATCGCCCGGATATCATCGTTGCTGGTAATAACTACTACCGCTTCTATCTGGAATCGCTGCAAGCAATTCAGCGTGTTACTTCGGAAACGCCTGCTGGTGCCGGTTTCACTAGCCTGAAATACTTTGGTGCCGGTTTTAACTGCGACGTGTATTTGGATGGCGGTATCGGTGGTCAATTGAACACGAACCGCATGTATTTCCTGAATACCAAGTATCTGTTCTTCCGTCCCCATCGTGACCGTAACTTTGTGCCTATTGGCGGCGACCGTATGTCCGTCAACCAAGACGCAATGGTGCGTATTATCGGATGGGCAGGTAACTTGACCAGTTCTGGCCCTCGTTTCCAAGGCGTTCTGACTGACTAAATAAACGGGGCGTAAGCCCCTTTTCTGAAAGGAATTAAAATGGCTGCACCGTTTACCGTTTCCCCGGTT